TCTGTTAAAGGTACTCCCTTAAATATTCCATTATCTCCACATCTTATCTCTTTCTCTTGGTTTTTAGATAAGTGTATATCTTGTGGCACTAATACGATATCTTTCGACATATCTCCTGCTATTCTTGTGATGATGTTTTCTATATCTTCCTTATTAAAATCTACTGATGTTTCAACAATCACATGGCAAACTCCATGTCCTATTAAAACTTCAACTGCTATTTTTGGATTTTCTTGTAGCTTATATCCTAAATCTACTATTGCTCCTGCTATTCTATCAGCAACCTTGTCTGGATGCTTTGGATTTACTTTTTCTATCATTATCTTCTTTCCTCCCTTGCTCTTAACAATCTCTCCATCAAATCGTTTTGTGGTGCAGCATCTTCATAAGATGTACTGCAATTTTCTTTTACTATTTGGAATATCTCATTCCATAATCTAACTGCCTGATTCATATAATTTATACCAATATTAATAAATGGAGATGGTATTGGTTTTTGTGTAGTTGGATGTTTTGATAAAAGACCTAATTTATTTGTTAGTTCTTCGCATTGTATCCATCTGGCACTACACATTGAATATCTTTCTAAAAGTTGTGGCGAGATTTTTTGAGCACAACCTATTTTTTTAAGCCACTCCCAAGTTTCTTCATATATTTCTTTTGCTTGAAGTTCATTTCCATCTCGCTGTTTCTCTGATAAAAAATCGTGTGGCTTTGGCATCTCTGCTCCTTCAATTTCTGGTATGTCTAACATCTCTAAAGTTCTACCACCAGGATTACCATTTGCAGCTTTTTCTTTTACTGCCGTTTTCTTTCTTCCTGCACCTGGTCTTGCACCACCACGACCACCAATATTATTGGATTTTGTTGGCATTTTTTCTCACCTTCCTTTAATACCCTTTTGATTTCGCCTTTTTTACACATAAGACCCCACGCCCGTTGCAAAGCATATACTTCCTGGAGATTTGAATACCCCCTACCCCTAGTTGTAATTTCTAGGTTTAGCTTTCCATCTATCTCCTCTTTCAGCATGGATTGTTGCATGACACGACTTACAAAGTGAAATCAAATTCTTTCTATCATGTGTTCCACCTTCTGCTAGTGGTAGTCTATGGTGTACTTCATCCATAGCTCTGTAGATACCTTGTTCCAGACACTTCTCACACAATGGATGTTCCTTTGCATAGCTATCACGGATTCGTTTCCAAACTCGTCCATATCTTTTTCTAATCTCTGGACTTCTATCGTATCGTTCATACCTTTTGTTTTCTTGTTTCTCATGTTCTATACAAAACCTACCGTCTGTTAGTAATGGACAACCAGGGTAAGAACATGGACGCTTTGGTTTCTTTGGCATCTCTTTGCTTCCTTTCTTGCATAACAAAAGCCCTACAGGTTTCCCCATAAGGCTTTTATCATTTTATATTTTCTCCATTATAATAATATCACAAGACTATACTCTCATACTATCACATTTACTCTCATCTTAATTTGGAACTACAATTTCTTTTAAAGCTGAACTATGCATACGATGTATGTGTTGTATTGAGTAGTTCATATCAACGGATATTTGTTCCCAAGTATTAAAGCATAAGTACCTCTTTTCAAGAAGTGTTTGGTATTCAATGTTAGGAACTGCTTTTATAACTTCCATTATTTCCTTCTTCAAATTTATCAACTTTTCTATGTCGTTATTTAGCTTTTCTTCCAGGTCTATTATTTTTATAATGCAATCTTCCATTCTTGATCCACCACGATTTGGACTTTTAGGCATATCAGAAATGGTAGATGTACATTTTGTTGCTAATTCATTTAAAGCAGCTATCTGTTGTGTCTTTGAAGTTATTCGCTCATCAAGGTAATGAGCCTGTAACAAATATTCTTTTGCTGTCATTTTTATACCTCCGATTCTTTAGTTTTTAACCCTCGGATTGACTCTGATTTGCTTAAATTTACTTTTACTGCACTAATCAAAGAATCTTGAACTTTGTGTTTTCCTTCTAGTGCTTTTACAACTTGTTCATCAATGGTGTCTTTTGCAATTATGTGTTCTATTACCACCGTTTTAGATTTTTGACCTTGTCTCCATAGTCTTGCATTTGTTTGTTCATATAATTCCAAGGACCAAGTAAGTCCAAACCATATAATTGTAGAACCACCTTCTTGAAGATTTAATCCATGTCCACTTGATGCAGGATGAATTAATGCAACTGATATTTTTCCTTCATTCCAATCCTTGATACTTTTGTCACTATCAAGTCTTACTGTTTCAATCTTCTTACTTTTCAGGTAATTTTCAATTCTTTCTAAATCGTGCTTAAACCAATATGCAACAAGTACAGGTTTTCCATTTGTTGATTCAATTAAATCTTCTAATGCCTCTAGTTTTTTGTCATGTACATTTACGAACTCTTGATTTTCATCATATATTGCTCCATTTGCCATTTGCATTAATTTGTTTGATAGAACTGCTGCATTAGTTGCAGTTATTTCTCCTCCTGGAAGTTCCAATACTAAATCATCTTTTAATTCTTGGTATTTACTCCATTCTTTTTCATCTAAATCAACACAATAATTATTTTTAATTAATGTAGGCATTTCCAAATAATCAGTTGATTTCATGGAAATAGTTATGTCGGATATTTGCTTATATATTCTTTCTTCTGCATGAGGTAATGGTTTATAACTGAATATTATTTGACCATTTCGCTTATCTGGTTCAAAGTAGTTATTTCTATACTCTCCTATAAATCTTCCTAGTCTTTTTCCCATATCTAGCACTTTAAATTCAGCAAATAAATCCATTAAACCATTACTTGAAGGAGTACCTGTTAATCCAACTATTCTTTTTACTCTAGGTCTTACTTTCATCAAACTTTTAAATCTTTGTGAGCTGTAATTTTTAAATGATGATAATTCATCGATTACAACCATATCGAAATTAAAACTAGAACCCATTTTTTCAACTAGCCACTTAACATTGTCACGATTAATAATATAAATATCGGCATTGTTTCTTAAAGCAGCTAGTCTTTCTTTTTCTGTTCCAACAACAACTTCATATTTTAGATTATTTAAATGTTCCCACTTTTCTATTTCAGCTTTCCAACTATATCTTGCAACTCTTAATGGTGCTATTACTAAAACCTTGTGAACATCAAAACTATCAAATAATAAGTCATTTATTGCTGTGAGTGTTATTGATGTTTTTCCTAAACCCATATCAAGTAAAATAGCTGACTCTTTATGTGTTTCAATAAACTCGGTTGCATACTTTTGATAATTATGTGGATTGTATATCATCAATTACACCTCCTATATCCTTTACATCGTCAATTACATACACCTTAAATCCCATCTCTTTTAAGTTCTTTATTCTTACAAGCTGAAGTTTCCTTGGTTTTTGCTTTGGTGCTTTCAATTCTACAAAACCAATTTTGCCTTTTGCCATTAGAACCAATCTATCTGGTATGCCATCTAATCCTGTGGCAGCAAGTTTTAAACAAACCCCACCTTTTTTCTTTACTTCGTTTCTCAATTTTTGTTCTATATACTTTTCTCTCATCAAACCATTCTCCCATCTGCGTTTTAAATGTTTGTGACACTCTATGACGACCATTTCCATAACTTTTCTTATATATTAATTTTTTTAGTTCTATATAAAACTTTATATATAGACTGTCATAGAGTGTCATTTTATTTAATTTTCAAGAAATTCTGACTTAAGTTTTAAACCAGAAATCACTCTTGCAGTGCTTGTTCTTTTCCTTTTAAATCCAGCACTTTCTAAAGCAGTATAAAAATCTGTTGTACTTCTTATATAGTCACCGACCCTCATACAGTAGTCTCGATATGCACTATAAACATCTCCTGACTTTTCACTAAAAGAATCACCAACTTCACAACACTCATCTAAAAATTGTGAAAACCAATCATTGTTTTCTTTATATTTTTTGATGGCATCTTTTACAACAGATGGTTGAGTCAAATGATAACCATTATCTATTACTCGTTTTGCACCTTCCATGATCCATTTAAGAATTGCACCACCTGAATTTTCATAAAGGTAATCGGCATAATTCTTTATATCTGATGAGCCTTCAATTTTCGCATTAAACGGAATAACAATAAGTCTACGCCAGGTTCCTTCATCAATAGCACCCACCTTTGGTAGATGGTTTGTATAAAGCACTAGAGTATGTGTTGGTTCAAACTTAAATGGCTCTTTATATTTTTTCTCGGCATAGATTTCATCAGTAGAACATAGCTGTTTTATATTTGAAGTATTAAATCTCATACCTTCTTCAAGTTCTGCTGCAATAACTAATCGCTTTCCTTTTATCTCTGCCATTTCCGGTTTAACATTTCTTTTGCATCCAACTGTTAAAGTATCAGCAGACATATTTCCACTATAAGTTCCTAGTATTTTTGAAATAGTATTCCAGAATGTTGACTTACCATTTCTACCTCCACCATAAGCAATTATTAAGCCTTCAAGATGTACTTTTCCAATCGCAGCAAGTCCTGCTACTTCTTGTACATATTCAATTAAGTCCTTATCATCACAAAAGAATGTATTTAATGCAGCTTTCCATATATCTTCTCCAACATTAGATGGATCAATAGTAGTTTGTTTTGTAATGTAGTCTTCTGCTGAATGCTCATGTTTTTTATCAACACCAAATCTTAAATCATATGTTGCTGTTGGAGTATTTAACAAGAACTCGTCATTGTCTAACTTATCTTGTTTAATTTCTACCATTGGGCTTACTTCTTTCAACGATGCATAGATGTACTTTGAATCTCTCCTTTTGATTGCATATTTTCTATATGCAGTTACAGCCTCATATTCTTTAAACACTCTTTTTTGTTCTTCATCAAAAAGGTCTACTGCTTTTTTAGGACCAACAGATACAAGTATGTCCCAAGCACCATTCTTCAGCATTAAATCAGTTAGTTTTTTAATTCCTACTTCCGCTTCTTCTAATTGTTTTGTTGTAAGTTCCTGTGATATTGCTTGAGCTTTAGACCTAGACTCTTCCCAGTAACTTCCGTTATAAACAAGGAAATCAGTAGATGGAGAATACCTTAGTTGTTTTTCATATTCTCTTGCTAGTACAGTTGCCTGTCCAACATCTGAATAATCTAATGGTTCTAAATTAAACTCCTGATTATATTGTTCTGGGTCAATATACCCTTCTTGACTAGATAATTTCTTATAGAATTTTTTAGCACTATTCCAGATAGTTATTAACTCTTCATCCTCAAGTGGTGGATCACAAAGAGCAGCTTTTTCCATAAACACTTCATATGCTTTTTCGGTGTCACCATATTTCTTGATAACTCGACCTGCAAAATGAGATAATGTGGAATTACGACTACCTTCCTTTATTACAAATCCATCTGGTATCCTATTCATTTCCGCTTCTTCAAAATCGTAAGCATTTAGGTATTGAGTTAAATTCATATCTCCTTTATAGATTTCCACATTGCCTTCTTTTGTACCAAAAAAGAACCTTGCAGCATCAAGAGCATTACTATCGAAGTATGGAAATATTAAATTTACCTTTTGTTTTATTTCTTTATATTTTGTTGCATCAGTTTCATAGTCTATTGGAAATAAAACATGAAACTTTGGACGAGCAGTTTTTCCGTTTTTTGCTTTATTGTTTGACCTACTATAATGAATTGCAAATGACACATTAGGAAATGCCTGCATAACATCATTAGGTGTTATCCAATCTTCTGGATTATCTGAATGGTCATTATCACAATCAACAGGAAGGCAGTTACTTCCTATAAAATTGTCACCACTACGATAGCTATTTTTATATTCCGCACATACATAATCATGACTAATAGCCTCTTTTAAACTAGCCTCATCAATTACTTCTTTTTTATGAGGATAGTTGCAGTTACTCGGCAACCCAGTAACATCTGAATAATAAATTGTAAACATAGTTTTAATTCTCCTCCTTCATATCTTTATTGAAATATCTAATTCGCTTATTTTTCTTTTTAGCAATTAATATCTCTCGTTGCATTCCTTCTGTAATGACATCACCAAATACCCACATTTCATTGCAAAAACCTAAAAGAACATAGTTAATTTTGTGAATGGCTATGTTTCTTTCAAATAAGTCATCGTCATTTAAGAATTGTGGGTATAACAGATGTGGAGTTATTGGTATGTTTTTTTGTTCAAATGTGAATCTACTATATTTCCTAGCTGCATCTATATTCTTTTCTACATCTCCTCTATACGGAGAACAGACATACACTAAAGGATAATATTCTTCTGTAAGATTAAACTTTTTTAATAGCTCCTTATACTCAAGAATCTCTGCTTCTTTTTCCATTATTCTTGCCTCCTTCCTTTGCATATCAAGAGAAACACCTTCTCTTAAATTACAGTCAAAGAAAAAAGGCTATATTTTAGCCTCTCATCTAATCTTTTTTATAAAATTCACATTCGTAACCATCTGCCCTTAAAAGTAAGCCTTTAATCCACGGTGGTGTTTCTCCCATTTGTTCACATACTTTTTCTAGTGACATTTCTTTACTACATTCAATTATCATTTCATCATGAACATGACCAACTATAAAGCAATAAGATAATTTTTGCATTGCATAACACAAAATATCTCTACTTATTGCTTGTACTATATTTTCTACAAACTTTGGACCGTAGCTTTCTAATCTCTCCCATTTTTTAGTTGCACCAACACCTTCATAAGTTACACTTTCTGATCCAAATTGATTTATTCCTATTTTTGGTTTTACATATGCAAGTCTTCTACCACTTGGTAATTCTATAAACAGCATTCCACTTTTATAAATGAACTTTAATCCGTGTGTTTCTGTTGTTACTCTATTTCTTATAGCATTTTTTATTGCCCTATCTACTGCCCACCACATTTCAACGATGTGAGGATTAGCATCTCTCCAAGACCTAACAAGTGGTTCTAGTTCTTCTTCCTGGAGTCCCATTTCAATGGCTCCCATTGCTTTTAAAGCTCCAACAGAGCCACCATACCCACAGGCTAATTCTGCGATTTTTCCTTTCTGCCTTAAATGCCCATTAACTCCATGCTTTTCAACAGGAACATTAAACATAGCAGATGCTGATTGACAATAGATGTCACCATTGTTTGCAAATACATCCATCCTCCATTTTTCATTAGCAAGAAATGAAAGCACTCTAGCTTCAATTGCAGAAAAGTCTGCAACTATAAACTTCATATCTTTTCTAGGAACAAAAGCTGTACGGATAAGTTGTGATAAAGTATCTGGCACATCATATAAAGTTTCAAAAGCATCGTAGTCACCATACTTTACAAGTTCTCTAGCATCTTTTAAATCTTCGATATGATTTTGAGGTAGGTTTTGTAATTGTATAATTCTTCCTGCCCATCTTCCTGTCCTATTTGCACCATAGAATTGAAACATACCTCTAGCACGATTACACACACAACCTGCATTCTTCATTGCTAGATATTTCTTCACAGAGGATTTAGATATTTGTTGCCTTAACTCTAAAACATCAGCTATTTCTTTCGGTGCATCTTTTAGCATCTCGATTACTTGCTTTTTACCAAGTGACTCCATTTCTACACCATTGTTATTTAACCATTCTTTCATCTGCATAACTGAATTGGGATTTTCCATATTAGTTAGTTTTTGCAATTCATCTAATGCTTTTTGCTTTGCTATTTCATCAAATTTTATAGCATTTTTTACGAATTTCATATCAATTTCAATTCCTCTATCATTTATTTCTTGATCCAAGTGATATTCATCCCATAGAAACTCTGGTACTGGATAGCTTTGTAGCCTTTCTTGTATTGAAACTTCAACCTCTACATCTCGCTTATTATAACTTTTGAAAAGCTCCCATTTTGCAATATCATGTTCTGGTAGGTTTCTGGTTCTACCACCATTTGTTTTAGTTGGATTACAAGGAACACAAAAATATTTAATTAAGTCTTTACCCTCTTTTAGTTTTTGTTCTTCTAATCCTAAAACACTACCAACTCCTGCAAGTGATAATGGAAGTCCTAAATAAGCAGACCATATCATAGAACATCTCCATGAACTTGGATTCAAAAACTCGTTTACTGTATCTTCATTAATACTATAAGATATAAAATATTCAGGATAATATCTGGATATATAACGAGATAAACACACCCTTTCAAAACTAGCATTATAAGCCCACTTCGTTATTTCATCATCAACAAGTGCTTTTATGATTTCAATTGGTAGCTTTTCTCCTTGAGCTAAATCAACAACTTCAACTTCTCCATGATTTATAGAATAAGCAAATAATAATATTTCAAAGTTATCTGATTCAGTGTATTTGTAAACACCACATTTTGATAAATCAACATCCGAGTAGGTTTCTAAATCTATAGATAAACTTTTAA